TTTGTAGGAAGTGCTTTTTTAAGTATTTCTTTATTATCTTCCCATGAATGTGTGGCCACAGTTGGGCTATCAATAAACCATTTAATATATGCATGAGTTAAATAATCTTCTTTATATGCGGAAAGAACATCGGCTTTTTGTTTTTCATTATAATGAGTATTAAGTGCAATTTCAATATCAGCACTCGTTTTTGCGTACTCCTCAACGCTATCAATATCACCTATTGGTAGAAGGTTAATACGTTTATGAGAATTTACCATATTACGCTGTCTAACATTTTTCTTTGCGACTTCAGATTGACTTGCTTGCCAACTAATAACTTCTCTGGCATGTTGATTATATGCTTTCTCAAAAGCAAGATTTAATTCTCTACGAGTCTTATCATCTACCTCTTCAGGTATTAAGGTATCTTTTAAATCTTGATACTCATCTTTTAGTTCATTGAGAAGTCCTTGGGCATTTTCACCTCTTCTTTCTTTCATTTGGTCAAGGCGTTCTAAAAAAGTTTCATTCATGCTTTCTGCCATAAGTTTAGAATTAGCCATTCTTAATTCTTCTTCTTTTTTCGCATGAACAAGAGCTACTCCCTCTAATGCTTGCGATAAAGACTGAGCGCCAGCAGCTATATATTGACTGCCTTCACCTTTGAAAGCCCTCTGTGCTCTTGCTTTTGGTACAGAAATAGACGCTATACCCTGCGAAGGAATAACAGGTGTTGCTGTCGAAGGCAACGCTGTTGTGATATTTTGCGTTTTTATTTTAGGCATATTTTACCTTTTTAAAGCATCTTATATTCTTTATACCCGCTGGTAAGTGATCCACCAATACTTAAATATCCTCCATATTGAGCATATTTACCTTTTGATTTATAGGCAGAGGCTTCAGCAAACCTATTAGCGACTTCCCATTGAGTTTCTTGATGCATCCTTGTAGTAAACCAATCATAAGTAAGTTCTTTAGTTTCTTTAAGTTGTTTAAATTCAAGTTCTCTTGCAGATTTAAAATCATAATATTCACTCCAAACAGCATCTTGTTCTATTTTAGCTTCTCTGGATATTTTATTAAGAACTGTTAAAGTTGAGCCTTCTTCTATCTCAATTCCTGAAGCAGCATATCCAGCTATCGCAGCAGCAAGAACTTGAGCATCACGTTTAGCCATTTGAGAAGTTATAAATTCAGCTTTTTCTTCACGGGTTTGCTTTTCAAAAACTAAACGCTCACTCGCCATTTCAATTTCAGCTTTTTTCTTCTCTGCTGCGAGTTGTTCTTCTCGTTCTTCTCTTGATTTTGCCTGTTCTGCTTCTCGTTCACTTGCGTGTCTTGCAGCTCTGGCAGCACTTTGCTGTCCTCTATACCCCACATATGCCGATCCAACACCAATTACAGTAGAAGCAACTATAGCTGATACAGCCATCTTAAACCTCCAAGATGAATTTGTGATCCATTAACGTAAATCCGAGTCTTTTAGTTATAGCTTCAAATGAATGTGACGCTTTTACACTAAGTATAATTATATCAACTTTATTTTTAAGGTCTTCAATACAATATTTCATGAATTTATATCCAGTAAATCCTTTTCTATATTCAGGGTGTAAATATAAAATATCGTTCTCAGCGATTATTGTACTTTTATAATGATGATGGTTTGTAATCATAAACACATTATACCCTATAAGTGTATTCTCATCACGGATAGTAAAAGTAATTAATTTATTCTGTTTACCTATAGCTCGATATACCTCCCAATCAGGAGATAATTTTATTTTTTGCTTATCAAAAGAACCAATTTCTCTCCAATGAATTTTATATAGCTCCATAAATTCTTTAGTAAAAAATTGAGTATAATGTTCTTCTTGGAAAGTTATCATTCACCCGTTCTCGCTTTATACATAATCGCCAACAACGTAAAAGGTATTGGGTCGTTAATTAATATTTTTATTTGACCACCAGTTTCATGGGTTCCATGAAAATCTAACTCTTCAGAATCCCCAGTGTATAAAGAAGTATCTAAAATTACAGTTTCAGAAGTATTATCCAATAAGTCTCCAAGTATAAATTTAAGAGATTTATATAGTCTTAATACCACTTTTGATATACGTTTTATTTTACCCATAGCACTACCTATAGGATTACCCCCTTCTATTGGAAGAGTTTCTAATATACTATCATATTGTAGTCCTGCATGAGCTTTATCTGCTGCCGTTATTGTGATTTCACCACTTGCTACTATTTTACTCGCTTGTATTGACCCATCAGCAAATACAAGAACAGTTTCGCCTTCAAGATGATCTAAACCATCAAAAGTAGTAAAATCACTTCCAGTTTTAGTTACACCGGAGTCAACAAAAAAAGCATCTTCTATATCATCTTCTGACGTTAATCCTTGTTTCAGAAATTCAACATATTGAACAGTGGCACTATTGACAGTACGACTAATAATGGCCCAAAGTTCATCTTCATTAGCTGTAATAGCATCACTAACTGCTATACTTTTAACTTTCACATTGGTTCCACCAATTACATGCCTACTCCAGCCATATATTTGATATTCAGGTTCATATGTCAGACATGCTAATTGACCATCATCTCGTACTCCCCAAATTAAAGAATCAGGCCCATTGATACACGCTATATCTATTAACCCACTTTCAGTTATATGCTCACTTAATATAGTTATATTTATAGCTTTATGCTTATCTTTTGTCATTTCGTATTCTAAACGTCTTATTTTACGTGCGCCTCTTTGAGTGAATAATACATTTCCGTCAACCTCAAGTGCTGGTAAAAACATGCTGCCATAAGAAGTACACTTAACAGGGCGTATATTAGTAGGAGTAAGAGCTTCATTAAGGCTATTTGCAGCAAGTTTAAATTCTGCGTTGTGAGCACCTAACATAATTACATTACTTGTAGTGGCCCATAATAATTTAGTTGCCTCTTTTATCTTTATATCTATTCCTTCGTTGTCAAGTCCTGTACCAAGATGAAAATTATAATAATCACCTGATTGACTCCCACGTACCCGATTTGGATCTTCAGTTGATGATATTAAAAATAACCGTTGCTCAAAAAATAATGAAAGTGCAGGATAACCAGTATTCATAGAAACCATAACTAAATCTGTAGTGTTATCCTGACCAACTGCACAAAATAACTCTAATTCAGGACTCCAACAAACAGAATACCAATCAGTATCTGCGACAGAAGGTGATCTCGCAGCCCATGTAATTCCATCAACGGAAGACATTGTTCTATTAGTGCCATCTCTGGCAACAACATGAAATATTTCTATTTCAGGACTCCAACAAATAGAACGCCACTCATTAGCTTCTGCTGCTGTTCTTGCAGTCCAATTTATCCCATCAGGAGAAGTCATTACTCTATTAGTGCCAGTAATAGAAACAGCACAAAATAAAGTCAATTCAGGACTCCAACAAATAGACCACCAACTATTAGCTTCTGATGCTGCTCTTGCAGTCCATGTAGTTCCATCAGGAGAAGTCATTACTCTATTAGTGCCATCATCAGATACCGCACAAAATAACTCTAATTCAGGACTCCAACAAACAGATCGCCAACCATTAGCCTCTGATGCTGCTCTTGCAGTCCATGTAGTTCCATCAGGAGAAGTCATTACTCTGTTAGTGCCTGTGTATGAAATAGCACAAAATAACTCTAATTTAGGACTCCAACAAACATATTGCCACTCATTAGCCTCTGATGCTGCTCTTGCAGTCCATGTAGTTCCATCAGGAGAAGTCATTACTCTATTCGTACCATCCAGTGCTACAGCACAAAATAAAGTCAATTTAGGACTCCAACAAACAGACATCCAATAATTAGCCTCTGCTGCTGCCCTTGCAGTCCATGTAACTCCATCAGGAGAAGTCATTACTCTATTAGTGCCATCGCTGGCCACCGCACAAAATAAATCTAATTCAGGACTCCAACAAACAGATTCCCAGTCATTTATTTCTGCTGCTGTTTTTGCATCCCATTCATACGTATAACTTAATTGAGGCATTAATGATAAATCCCAATCAGTATGAGAAGTTCGAGTCAATATAGCAGGTACATAGTCATTATGTGTTATTAATAGAATTTCTCCATCTGAAGAAAATCTTAAGTTTGTTAAATCAGCTTCAAGATAAGGAGTAACAACTTCAACAGCACTGCCATCAATTATTTGTGCTTGATCTCTATAAAAACGTATGTATAAATCCCCAAATTCAAGAATATAAGAAAACTCATCTTTATAATTAAATTCATGTAGAATTGTAATTTTACTGCTATCTTTTACCTCTGCAACATATTTAAATCCTCCACGCCTACTTACGCCGCCGGAAGGTTGAACAAGAAAATTTTCAAGAGTTTTTAAACCTTGTTTATATTTTTCTAATTCAAAATTACCTAAAAGACGAGGCCCAAATTCTCCTCCGGTGAAATTAGATTGAACAGGATCAAAGCGAGGCATACATTATCTCCGTTGGATTGCCACTGGTGGCAATCTAAAATCGTTGGTTTAGCCAATCATCAGATTCTATTTCTTCAAGATCGTCTTCTATTGATCCTGAAAATCTTGCATCAGCTATTTTATCTTCAAATAACTCATCCATTTTTGATTGTTTTCGTAAACTATCAGTTAATACAATTGCTGCTTCTCTTGCTAACAAAGCTGCAAATGCTTCAATAAAAGTTGCGTCCATTTCATCAGGATCAGTAACTTCTCTAACATATTTTATATACAAAGGATCATCTGAATTTACAAGAATATAATTAGATTCTATCTTATATTTTGTATAAGAGGGATAAATTTCTATTAATTGAATATAATCATTAGGCAGCTGAAATTGGTAGTCCCATTCATAAACAGGATCATCACCATCATAAATGAGTTCTTCCCGTGCTGTTGCGAATTTCCATTGATATTTACGTAATAAATAATTACGTTTAATCTCAAACAATTCTTTCATTGTAGTAGCACGTTTAGTAGTATCAGTATCTATATTAGTAATAACTAACTCACCAAGTGCCAATAACGCTTGATTAGCAATATTTGTTTCTGTAATAGCCATAATACCTCCACACTTTAATTAACCTTCCAATAGCCCTGGAAGCTATATTAGTTCCAGGGCTACGAGTAGATTAATCAAACGAAAAATTAATCTAATACATATGCAATATGGCCCTGGAGAACATCTGCTGCTGCAATAATGCCAACAGATGTTATAGTTAATACCACGCCCTCTTGAGATTCAAAGAGCTTTTGGCCGCATGTAGCAAGTACAGCAGCAACAGTACCAATATTAATAGTACCTGCGGTTTCAACACTAACACCATCATCAAGGCCATCAGGATCAGCAGCAACTGCATCACCATTAATATCAGTATATGCTTTCCAGCCAATATCAATGGTGTTGCTACCTGTAGTCATATTATGATAGATAGAACTCAATCTACCAAGTAATCTGACTTTACCTGCTGGAAGTTTTATAATATCAATAACTCCACCAGCATCCCCAGCAACAGCTCCATTAAGCCAATCAAAAAAAGCTACACGAATCCTTCCGTGGTGTTCTGTTGGAGCTAACGCCACGGAGGGGACAGCGTTTACATTTGCAATTTGTGTACTTTCAGTAACAGCTAATGCTACCATATTTGATCACCTCCTTAAAATTTAATCAGGCGTTTCGTCCGCCATAAATTCAACAACTTTTTCCTCTTCCATCCTGGTTGCACCTATATCCATACTACACCATACCTGAGTCAGATAATTCTTATCCGCTCTTTCGCTAATACGAGTATGAATATCAGCACCGATACCAAGAAGAAGACCATCTTGCGCCCAAGCAAAACAAGTACGAATATCATTAGCATCAACTGAGAGCCTTTGAGACCGATGAAAAGTAAAACCAAGAGCTTGATTGATTTTACCCTGTACTAATGCCTGAACTACTTGGTAATCCCCACTTGTTAACTCCTCTTCTCCAAGCAAATCAACGATTTGTTGGGATGAACAACAGATGTGAAGTTCAATATCTTCATCAACATCATTATCCCAAAAGATCTTTTTAATAGCAAGAAGTTTAGCGAGTGTCAAGCCCGTATTATCATCAACGATTTTTTGGCCACTTGGAAGAACTGTTGCAGTACCACCGGCCACACCTGTATAAGCTGTTCCAGAAGCAGCAGCAATAAGAGCATCATCTATCGAACGCCCAAAAGCATTGACTGCATTGACTGCGTATGGACTGGTGGGATTGATAAGGGTACGAACTAAATCTCCCTTATCCACAAAATCTGCCCATACGTATTCTTCAGGAGAAACTCTACGTCTAAAATGTGGGGTATCGGATTGTGGTGTATCCATGTGTCGGGTAGTCTTTTTCTGAGCAGCAACTGCTCCAATCTGCTCAAAGAAAGCGTTCTTGCCAACTACTGTCTCTACCCGAACTGAATTTCTTAGGCGAGAACCTTTCTGTTGCGATAAAAGCTGTACATTTGCTTTATACTGCTCTACCATCGCAACGGTTATTTCTTGACTCATTTTTAACCTCC